TCAGGAAGTTCAACGTAAGATACGCCGTTGATGGTGTTTGGTGCTGCGTTAGCAATACCTGGCACCCAAAGATATCCGCCCATGCCATCCTTAAGCTTACGAACTTTGCTCAATGTCAAGCGATTCATTCCCAAGATTGCATTAGCTGCGTAACCGGTTTTAATGCCGTATATGAGGTCAAGCAAGCCGTCAGCAGTGATAGCAGTTGCATCGCCTGATGCCGTGTAGCTAACGTCAGCATTGGTCAAGATACCCTCGCCTTGATTAGCTGCGTTAATGCCTGAGATATACTCGATTCCTTCTTTAACTGCGAACTGTTCAGCAGCATCTTCGCGCAATTCTGCAATCATGTCGTAGCCAGCATCCTCAAGCATTTGCTGGGAAATGGCTATACGTGCGTACATTTCAGGCGCTTTGATCTCAATCATCCCGTAGGTAGGATCACCGGTATTCGTGCGGGTTTGAGTCTCACCGATACGAGCAGCAGAACCGCTAGTAAGTCTCTTAGGTTGCTTCAGGCTATCGCCGCCAATTGTGCGTACTGTAGCAAGCGAGCGAATTGGGGTTGTTTCGATGATTTTTTTGATAATCATCGTTTCCATTTCAGGAGGAGCCAGCAAGTAACCAGCACTAATATCATCAGCCTTAACCAATGAGTTAGTGTATTTGTTGATCACTTCCAGATCATTACGGTCACGCTCATGAGCAGGACGGCGCATTACGCGGTCAAACGCATAGGCTACTTTCTTGTGATCTTCAGCAGCAACACCAGAACCAGGACGATTGATTACTTCTTCAATGCGGTCTAATTGTTCTTGTTGTGCTTTGGCTTGCGCTTCTTGAAGTGTTAATTTTTGATTTACTGCCTCATGCGCGTCTAAGACTGTAGAAATCTTAGCTATCTTTGCTTCAAGGTCAGAGCTGTGTTGTTTTAGGTTTGCGTCGTTCGCTTCTTTAAATTGATTGAACGCCTGCATTACGACTTCTGTTGGATCTGCCATTACCAATTTCTCCGGTTAAGTCTTGTAAAAATACAGCTAATTTCTCGGCTGCTTCTTGTCGACCATCACCGTCACGGTAATCGAAATCTGTTTGTTGCGTTAAAGCTATGATTCTTTTTGCTTGCGTCTGTGAAAAGCCTTCAACATCACGTAGAACTCTTTCCAACTCTCGCACATGCGGAATATTGCACAATTCATTAAGTATGTCAACTGGTGTATGCAGAAAAGAATTAAATATATTTGATCGTGCATAATTCTCTCTTCGTTTTGCCGGTATAACACTATCAGCAAAGCCAGCATCAACAGCCGCCTGCCCTTTAAACCAAGTCTCAGCGGATACCCAGTCAGTTAACTGCTTAGTATTTTTGCCTGTTCTTGCTGCGTATATGTCGATAATGCCAGATTCAAGACTATCTAATACATCCGCTTCTTTTCTCATTGAGTCAGCATCGCCCATCGCCATCGACCACGGCTTATGCACCATGATATGCGATCCTTCAGTAATGCGGATCTCATCGCCTGCCATGGCTATAACGGAAGCAATTGAAGCCGCTACACCATCAATGGTAACTGTAACTTTAGCTTTATGCTGACTGAGAGTATTATAAATCGCCTGACCCTCAAACACCGAACCTCCTCCTGAGTTTAATCTGACGTTAAGATTACCCACGTCAAGAGCTACAACCTCACGCGCAAAGTCGTTTGCTGATAAGCCGTCCATCCACCCACCGATATCGCCATAAATAAATACGTCCGCGACCTCGTTAGATAGGCGGTTCACTCTCCACATTCCCGCCAAAGCTTTGCGATCCTGGCTCAACATAGTATTCATTTCCGCCCTCATATGGGTTCATATCTTCAAGTTGTAAAATCTGGTTTGGATTGAATGCCTTCATTCGGTACATCTTGTCGTAAAAGTTTGATCTAGTTTCTGATGTTCCGCGCATGAGTGCATTCGCATTGAATTTAGAATAAAAACCGCCCATGCGATCTTGCTCAGATAACAAATTACAATCAATACTTTGCTCTAGTCTTGTATACCAGGGCATTAATGTGTGCGTAACATGTGCCAAAAACATCTGTTCTGCACTTGCATAAGTTGCTGCCTTGTCTGCCTGCCCAATCATGATTGGCATAACGCGAAACGCCCTGCATATTTCTTCAATCTGGAATCGCCTGTTCTCGATAGTTTGAGCATCAGCGCCAGTCATGGTGACAGGGTGAAATGTTGCTTCACGATCCACAACGAACGGACGGAAACGATTTGCGCCGCCGATAGATTTTTCAATCCATGCTGTCAAATCTTTCGCTTGAGTCTGGCTAAGATTGCCTTTAACTGAGTAAATGCCGCTTGTCTGCACGCCTGAAGCATGTAAAGAGTTTTGAGATTCTTCAATATTTATAGCTAGCCCAATCGCTTCACGCGCATACTTTATTGCTTGCATTCCCTCGTAAGTGTTCCACGTAGGGCCGCGCACATGCCATATTAACTCAGCGGGAAAGTTTTTTTGTTCGCCATTGGCTGAAACATCATAGGATAACTTTCTAGTCTTGTCGTCTACTTTAATCGTTACCGTGTTTGGCTCGAACGGTATTAATGACTTTATCTGACCGCGCACACGATTTTTAAACGCAAAGAAGTTACCAAGCAAGGCCGCCTGGAATATCATGTTTTCGCGGAATTCAAATGACGTTTGCCATTCGTTTGGCTTTAAGTACAGCAGATTGTATAGCGGATGATCTGAAGCAGGGTTTTTATTCTCACCCTCAGATTTGTAAATCTTTAAAGGAACTTGTGCGATGCCGTCAGAGATAACACGCAAGCAATCGAATACGGTAGTTACACCAAGCGCTTTTTTATCTGTTACATTTACGCTTCCTGAAGAAACGCCGATAAACGATGCCAGCGGATTGTCAGCAGATATTAAATTCTGTGGTTGTCGCGAGAATAGTTTGGCTACGAAGCTCATTCTTTTTTGTACTGTTTAGCCATAGCACCGCCCGCAAGCATCAAGATAAACCCGATAACAGCATAACAGACCCATGGCTCAAACAGCCACAAGCCGTAAGCCAGTAGACCGAGTCCAAACAATGTAATAAAATCGGCTAAGACTCCCAAAAGCTCTTTCCTTCGCTAGCTGGATTTAAACTCATAAGCTGTACAGCATTGAATAGAGCCATCAAAGGATCTATCTTACCGCTGCCGCTTGCCTGTTTTGTGATCATAACTGCGTTTTCTTTAGGTGTAACCCTTGCATTACCACAACACCAAGTCATTAAAGGCTGCTCTGCATGGTGCATTTTACCTTCCGCAAGGTGTCTCTCGGCAGTCTTAATAGCGCCTTGAAGCTTCCATCCTTGACTAATGCCTATAATCTTTTCTTCAGGTATTTCATAATCTTGCAATGCTTCTAGTATACCACCAAGCCCATGAGGATCAACCCCGATCATATCCAGCTTGCCGCTATCATACACTAATTTACATATTTCCGCAACTTGTACCACATCATCGCCTATCCTGTCAACAATTATTAGATCGCCATGTCGAGCAAAGTCTTTAAACCTTGCAGCTTCTTGCTTTCTTTGTATCAAAACAGACGGATGCGCCCATGATTTTATCCAGACAATCCACTTTTTAGACTGCTCATGCCGACCAACTACAGCCAATCCGAGCAAATCATCAAGCCCACCGCCATCAATTCCGATGTCTATAACCTCACATTCATTCAAAATGTACTGCAAATTGATGCTTTTATCAGCGTTTTCCTGCCAATAATCTGCACCGGCCCAGCGATCTGAGCGCAAATTGATACCGATTTCAACGTTTGCGTGCTTAGATAGGAATCCGCGCAAAGAACCCTCACCAGCAGATACAGCTTTTTTGTACTCTCTTTCTAGAAAATACTTATCTACTGAATACCCGACGTTCGGGTTAGTCATCCAGATATTTTCTATTTTCATACATTCGCCGGATGCAACCATGTCGTCAGGAAACTCGAAAATAACAGGAAGAAATGCAGGATCAATTATTTTTCCGTCACGAACATCTCTAGCATAGTCCAGTTTCTGTTTAAAGATACCTGCCGGAGGTTCGTCGCTCTGAGTCGTTAGATATACTACGAATCCTTCTGGCCTTGAAGCCAACCCACCAAAAGCCTCACGAAACATGCTCTCTGAATTATGCATTTTCCCAAACAAATGAAGCTCATCTACCAAAACTCCAACGGCCTTTAATCCTCCAACAGTGTTACTTTCCGCAGCCAGAACCTTCAATGTAGCGTTTGTAGTCCTATGAGTGATAGTTTTTATATGAGTCTGCACATGCATAAGATCATTCAACTCATCGTCCTTCGCCACCATATCGCGAGCAGGAGAATAACTGTTATCAGCAACTTGAACTGTAGGTGACAGTATAACGAACTGCGCTGATTGCCGCCAATTCAATATTATACTTGTAAGCATAAGAGCGCCTGCGACAGTACTCTTGCTATTTTTCTTGCTGATAAGTACAAAAACTTCTTTTATAAGCCTTACCCCGCTTTCTTTGTCGTAACTCCCGAACAAAGCAGAAGCCAAATCCTTAACCCACGGCGCACATGCTTCTTTAATAGTAGGTGATCCAGGCGCATCAACGATACGCAACTCTCCCATAACAGCCCACGCCTCATCTGCAACATCTGGAAATATTGGTGGGGGGATTATAGACCGACCTGTCCTTATACGCTCTTGCCAATCTAAGCATGAAGTAGTCCAGACAGGTGTCATTTAACAGATTTGAGAGGTGCTGCGGATGGCGCAAACTTACTTGTATTTGTTACAGCATTAGCGCGTGCCTGTGCTTGTTCTTTCTTTCCATCACCTTTAGCGCCTTCAGAAAGAATCACGCCGCGAGTTTGAACGATGATATTAGATAGATTCTTAAGAGCTGCAGTCCTATCTGGCAGGCTAAGTATCTGCATGAATAATCTGCGCCGCACGTCTGACATTTCAGCGTCCATGATCCAATCTTTAATCTGTCCCAGGTTGCAAGTGATATGGTGTAACTCATCGCACATGCGCTCTGCAATGTCGATGGTCATATTCGCCAGCCTGTCATTTTTCTTTAAGCCGGGATCGTAGCCGCAGTCCTTTACTATAATTATTTCTTCCTCCTGCTTTTCCCATTTATTTTCTTTAGCCAGCTTTCTA